TCGCAGCGAAAGAACGCAAGGAACGCAAGCAGGCAGAAAAAGAACTCCGGGAGAAAATCGAACATGAAAACAAAGCGGCAGAAATTATTAACGAGGCGAACAAGACGAAATCGGACGCTATTAGCGGCGATATTGATAACGACCTCAACTATATGGCTGGCAAGCTGCACGAGTACGCCAGCAAGTAAAACGCCCGCGCCGCGTATTACACCGCCCGACCCATACGACGCCGACGGCGAGTTAGTAATAAAGGCGCTCCACGCTGGCGACGTTTACCTCGTACCCGAGGACGGCGTATACTTGCCGTATTGGTATTGGCGTAAAGTGTTTAATTACATTGTCGATACGCAAGCGGCGCAGGATATAGCGGAAAAATGACTATATAGGCAGGAGGAAATAGACCTATGAAAAAATGGGGAATTATTGGCGCCGTGCTTTTTGCGGTAGCCGTAGCGTTTGGTTTTTTCTTTAAGTTTGACGGCTCAATTATTATCAGCCTTGCGGCTGCTGCGTTTGGTTTTACCGCTATTGTAATTAGCGCCGTTTCTTACGGAAAAAAGAACAACGTAAAAACATGGGCGACCGTGGTTATTATTGTACTTGCTGCAATCGGCGGCGTATTGTGTTGTATCGGCGGGCTTAATCAGTCTATATTCGCCGAGATCTCGGGCGCTGCGCTTGCACTTCTCGCCGTAATATTCGGCATTGTGTACGCAAAGAAAACAAAATAATTATTTATAAAACAGACCTCACCGCGCCGCCGTGCAACCCTCACCCGCTCGGCGGCGTTTCTTTTTTTTCTGCAATCAAAAAAAATGACTATATACACAGCGAGGCGCGACGCGTTATAAGGGCGCTATTCATTCTAAAACCGCAGCCGTGGCGACGGCGTAACAATTCACGCGTAAGGGGACAAAATGAAAAGAGAAGAACTTACAGCACTCGGCTTAACCGACGAGCAAATCGACTCGGTTATGAAACTCAACGGCGACGACATCAACCGCGAGAAAAGCAAGTTTGCAGACTACGACGCAATCAAGCAGCAGCTTGAAAAAGCAAACGCCACAATCGACGGCATGAAAGACTATGACGACGTTAAGGCAAGCGTAGCGAAGTATCAGCAAGAGGCCGAAACCGCGAAAGCAGAGGCCGAGGCGAAAGTAAAGCGCCTCGAATTGCAGGCGAAAATTAAGGACTTTACAAGCGATAAAAAGTTTGTAAACGACCTCACACGCGACGCAATCAACGCGCAGCTCGAAAGCGCATTGAACGACGACGCAAACAAGGGCAAGAGTTTAGACGACTTACTCAAAGCCCTAACCGACGGCAAGGAAGATATTTTCCGCGAGGAAAACACACCGACACCGCCACACGTACCCGGCATGGCTGGGGACAAGGGAGCCGAGGACGGCGTAACCGCTGCGTTTAAGGCATTAAACCCGACACTTAATATCTAAAGGAGATTTACTACTATGGCAGTAGCATTACAGGACAGATACAGCAAGTTAGTAGAGGCTAAACTTGCCGCAGAAATCGTACAGAAAGACGGCGTTATTTGGAATAACGACTATGAGGGCGACCCAAAAGCGGGCGCCGTAAAAATCCCGGTAAGAGGCAACGCGCAGGTTGTTTCTTATGACAAGCAGAACGGCGCTACAAAGTCGTTTACAAATGGCTCTTATGATACACTCGCTATCGACAAGGACTACGCCGTAAACGAAGTTATCGACGGATACGACGCCGCAGCCGTACCCGACAATATCGTAGCAAACCGCCTCGACGCTGCCGGCGAGGGACTCGCACTTCAGCAGAACACAGACGGCACCGTAGAATTGCTCGACAAGGCAACAGTAGCCGGACAGTCAAGCGCTACAAGCAAGTCAAATATTTACGAAAGACTCGTAGATATTGGTACAACTATGTCAAAGGACTACGTACCAAAAACCGGCCGCTGGGCTCTTGTAAACCCGGACACTATGGCATTTATTCGCAAGTCGGCAGAGTTTACCGCAGCAAGCCAGCTCGGCGACACAGTAAAGCAGACCGGCGCCGTTGGTATGATTGCCGGATTTATGGTATTTGAGGACGCAACACTCCCAGCTCACGCTAACGTTATCTGCGGACATAAAAATTGGTGTTGCCGTGTTAAAGAGTGGGCTGTTAATGTTCACTTGCAGAGCCTCGACGGCTCGGGCACATACATTGGCGCTAGCGCCGTGCAGGGACGCCGCATTTACGGCCACAAGGTAACAAACTCTAAGGCCGTTGTTATGGACTCGGGCGTATTGCTCCCAACCGTAGCAATCGCAAGCCATACCGCAACAGTAACACTTACTAGCACAAACGCAACCGGCGCAAAATACCGCATTAAACACGGCGACGCGTGGGGCAATTGGACTACTTACAACGGCAGCTCAAAGCCTACAACACAGGCCGGCGACACAATCGAAGTATACGGATTTGACGCCGACGGCGTACGCTCGGGAATTGTTTCACAGATTGACTCGTAAGGACAAGGGGCGGCAATATGGCACTTTTTGACAATGTAACATACACACATTATCACGACGACCTCGGCCGCTCGGTAGTACCCGACGCCGCCACCTTTGACGCGGGAAAGCTGGAAATAATTCTCTACGTTAAGTCGCTCGTAAACGACGGCTTAATCGTAGAACGAGAGCCCGGCGGAATTGACGACGCGTGCTGCATGATGATTGAAAGCGATTATCAAGCAGCACAGACCGCAGCAGGCAAAGGCGACGCGGGCGGCGTTATGGCCTCGGAAAATATCGGCTCGTATTCGTACTCACGCAGCACGAAAGCGGCCGAGATTGCCGTAGAGAAAAACGCCAAGAGCGCAGACGAAAGCCGCTACAAGTGGCTTAGTTTGTATTGTCATGTATTGACGGGGAGACGCTAGTTATGGGAATACCCGCTAGACTTCTCATACATACTTGTACATATACCGCGCCCGCAGGCGGCTACGACCGCGACGGCGAGCCAATACCCGGGGAGCCGGTAACGCTCGACAAGGTAAGGCTCGAGCCGGTAAACGCAATCGGCAACAGTACCGAGGGCGTAACGGCAAACGACCGCTTGACGCTTTATTATGACCCGTTGTACTCAACGCCGGCCATAACACCAGCGCCGGGCGCCGTGGTAACGTGGAACGGTGAGGACTACACAATCCGCAGCGTTACACCTTGCTACACTTGCGGTGGGGACGAAGTACACCACTTCGAGGCGGCGCTAGTATGAGCGGCTTAACTTTCGAGGTTAAATCGTCGCTCAACGAGGGCGCTATAAAGTCGGATATAGAGGACGGCTTAAAGCGGGCGCAGGCTCCGCTCGACGCCGTTGTATTGGCGGACTCTAATTTTTTCGTACCGATTAAAACGGGGACTCTGCAAAAATCCGGCATTATAAATACACGAATAGGGAGCGGCGAGGTAACGTGGCGCACGCCATACGCTCGCCGTTTATATTATGAATATCAAAAGCCAGCGCACCAAGCAAACCCGAACGCGTGCGCGAAATGGTTTGAGGCTGCCAAAGCCCGCTGGCTTGAAAAATGGACGAGGCTAGTAAATGAGTACGTTAAACGTTAGCAATATTATTAACGCGTGGGTAGAAAATGAACTCCACCTCACCGCGACAATATATAACGACGTTATCCCGGATAACGCAAACGACGCCATTTGCTTACGCTATGATCCCGCACCGGCAGCAGAGCGCCGCTACCAAGACGGCACCCGCTTGCTAAAATGGAACTTAGCCTACTACGTCCGAAACAAAAAGCGCGAAAACGCTTTTAAACTTGCGGGCGACATAACCGCAAAACTTGACGGCGCGGAAATTACGGACGCGACAAGCGGCTTAACTGTACAAGTCGAGGCGCAGACGCTCCCGCAATATATCGCGAAAGACGAAAAAAACAACACAGTATATAGCGCCTCGATAGTAGCAACCTACCTCGAGCCGCGCGAATAGGGGGAAAATATGGGACTTATCCATAAGACTAAATTTGTACCATTTATCGACGTAAGTACAACTACTACTCCGTCGTGGGTACAGATTAAAAAGAGTACAACATTCTCGCTCGCTTTCAACCCACAGACAAAAACATTTGATTTTATTTCAAGTGAAAATCCCGAGGAAGAAATCGACAGCTACCAGCCGGCTTTGAGTCAGTCGCTCACAATGTTTGACGACGAGCCGGACTTTCAGACAGTCTTTGAAATGGCTTACCACTTGCCAACCGGCGGGGACGCTCACAAAGACGTATTGCTCGTATTCTATGCAAAAAAATATGTTACAGAGGACACAACCCCGGTAACATATTACGCAGCATGGAAAGTTAACTCCGTTGTAAAGCTGGGAACACTCGACAGCGTAAATCAGTCTATCGACTTCGACCTTGCGCTTAATGAGCGTACAGAGGGCGCCGTAACCGTTGCTAATGGTGTACCGACATTCGTTGCCGGAACATGGGGCGGCGACGAGTTTACACCGGCCGCATAATGATAGACTTGAAAAAAGCGAAACTCCCGCAGGCAATCGACGTCGGCGGGAGTCTTTACCGCATACATACAGACTATCGTTATTTTTTACGGCTGCGGGAACACCTCGCAGAAAAGGGCGTTTTAGCGGGCGACCTCGATTATATGTACATCAAGGAAAAACCGCTCGACCGCCTCGCGGGCGTAAAGGCGCTTATCGCTTTTATGACACCGCCGCAGGAACTCCCGCGCCGTACAAGCGACGACAACGGCGAGATAGTGTTAGACTTCGCAATCGACGCGGACTACATCTACGCCGCATTTATGGAGCAATACGGCATTGATTTATTAACGGCGCGGCTGCATTGGTACTCATTCAACGCGCTATTGCATGGGCTCCACGATACAGAACTTAATAACATAATCAACGCCCGGCTATATAAACCGAGCGGACGTAACGACGAATACGAAAAAACCAAGCAGAAACAATACGAGGCTTGGCGACTTCCACAACCGGCAGACAACGAGCCGGACGAGGCGCTCGAGGACTTCCTCGGAGCATTAAAGGGGTAAAACATGGCAGACGGCGAAGTAAAAATAAACACCAAATTAGACACCTCGGGCGTAGATAAAGGGCTCAAAGACCTTAACAAAAAACTTGACGACGCCGGCAAATCCATAGACAACGCAGGCAAAAAAAGCAAGACATTAAATACAAACCTCGGCGGAATTGGTAAGGGCGCTATAGCCGCAGCGGGCGCCGTAGCTGGCGTAGCCGTGGCCGTAAAAAAGACAGTAGACGCCCTCAACGATTGCGAAAAGGCGTACAAGGTACAACAGAAAGCCGAGATCGCATTACAGCAGGCAGCAAAAAACAACCCATACTTAAACAATGAAAGTGTATACAATCTGCGTAACTTCGCCAGCGAATTACAGAGCATGAGCGAAATTGGCGACGAGGTAAGTTTGCAAGTAATGGCACAACTCGCCGCAACCGGCCGCAACGAAGAGCAGATAATGCAGATTATGAGCGCCGCCGCAGATATGGCAGCCGTAACCGGCGAGGACATAGCGAGCGCAGCGCAGAAACTCAACGCGACATTAAACGGTAACGCCGGAATGTTAGGCCGACAAGTTACCGCTATAAATAACCTCACAAAAGAAGAACTCGAGAGCGGAAAAGCGATAGATATAGTAGCGCAACAGTACAAGGGCAGCGCCGAGGCTATGGCCGACCAAACCGTGCAGCTCGAGAACGCGTGGGGAGATTTTAAAGAAAATATCGGGCGCGGCTGGACTCGCGTTACAACTCCCGTTAGAAAGTTTTTCACCGACATATTAAGTGATATGAACGAGGCACTCTCGCTCACTGCAGACAAAAAAGCGGCAGCCGCTGCCGGAGCCGTCGGAAAAGAAACCGCAGCGCAGGCAAAACTCAACCTCGACGAGGCGAAAGCCGTACTCGACGAAATGAACAAAAACAAAGGCTTTACGGATAAAAACAGCGTAGCCGGTTTTTCTTATAATGCGGATTGGGAAAAAGACCGCGACGCGCAAATAAAGAAAGTCGAGGAATTAACACGCCGTTATAATTTCCTCGCCAGCTCCGAGCGCTACGAGGCAGCCGAGGCAGAGCGCAACGCGCAGAAAGCTGCCGCAGCAGCAAAGGCAAGAGCCGACGCAGAAAGCCGCGACAAAAACGCGCAGGACTATATAAACAGCAACAAGAAAGCACTTGCCGAGCGCCTCGCCGCTATGGAACTCGAGGCGAAACTCACCGACCAAGAAGTAGACGCCGGAGAAGTATATAACGCATATCTGCAAAGTTATATTGACCTCGTTACAAAGTCAAACGGCCTCGTAACCGAAAACAACAGCGCCGCAAAAGCGCGCCTCGCACTTCTCAACGAGTGGGCAGAAAAAGCCGGCAAGGCTGCAACAGAAGAAGAACGCCTCGCGGCGGCCGAGGAATTGCAGAGTATACTCGGCGAAATGGGACATAAAACCATATTTGACGAGTACGAAGAAAAGAATAAAAAACTTGACGACTACGCCGCACGCGTGCAGGAAATGGCCGACAAGGAACTCATAACCGAGGAACAGAAAAACGCCGCACTTCTCAAAATTGACGAGGAATACGCACAGAACAAAGCCGACCTATGGCAGGACATAGCCGACGAAATAAACAGCACCACACAGCAAATGGTAAACTATGCTAAAGAAATGGGCGATTTATTGCTCGAGGGTGTGCAGGCACAAACAGACGCAGAACTCGCAGCACTCGAGGAAAAATACGACAAGGGCGAAATTAGCGAAACTGAATATTACGAAAAGCAGAAAGAAATACGCCGCAAAGCAGCGCAGGAAGAATACAAGATTAAAATGTTTGAGTGGAGCGCCTCTATACTTGCCGCTACGGCTAATATTGCCGAGGGCGTATCGAAAGCCATAGCGCAAGGCGGTACGGCCGGACTCATTACCGGCGCACTCGTGGGCGCTGCCGGAGCCGTGCAGCTTGCCTCGATTATCGCCTCAAAACCTATACCACCTAATTTTTACAAGGGTGGTATTATTGGCGGCGCTAACGGCGCAACTATGGGCGGCGATAATACATACATACACGCACGCGCCGGCGAAATGGTTTTGAACGCCGCACAACAGCGCAGCCTATGGGATAAATTAAACGGCCAAGACACACGCGGCGCGGCTGGCTACAATCTCACCGTAAACAACACACAGAGCGGCCGCGTAGACACCAGCATACGGCAGGATAACAACGGCTTAATTATTGACATTCTCGACAAACATATAAATCAAGGTTTTAGCGACGGCACCTACGACGCAGGACTCGCCGCTATGAATACTCGCCAAGAGGGGGTAAAAATATTATGAGCGTAGCATGGAATACAACAGACTTACCACTTAATAGACTTTACGGCGTGCAAACCGGGTACGTAGATAATGCAATCAAAACCGAGTTTGACAGCGGGCGCGTTATAAGCTGCCAGCGCAACAGTAAAAACAAGCGCCGTTATAGTGTGTCATATTGCGCCACACGCGCGCAGGAAACAATATTTTTTAATTGGTATGAAAACACCCTCGGCGGCAACGCTGGAACGTTTACGGCTCCAAGTTTACGCGGCGACGGCTCAACACAGACTTACCGCATAGAGGGAACGCCGACAAGTAGCGGCATGAACTTGAAAGAAATTAATATGGAGTGGGTAGAGGTATGACACAAAACGAGATTTTTAACGCGCTGGCAAGTGGCGGCGCTTACTCGCTGCCGTATCTCATTAGACTACATCACCCGGACGTAGGCGCGCTTTATTTCGTAAACAATAACGAGGACGTTGTATACGACGGCATAACATATCACGCGAGCGGGTTTAAATACACAAAGCCTAAAACTATAGGCGGCGTACTTAAAAACGGCTCGCTCGAGATCACCGCAATAGACAATAGCGTTATAGACATAATCGAGGAGTCGGACGAACTATTCACAGTTACCGCCGTCGGAATTATCGACGCAGGCGGGACTATAACGCCTATGAAGTCATTTAAACATCAATACGGCAGCGTAACAATTACCGAGGAAATGAAAATAAATATTACATTCACAAACGACGACCGGCTCGGCATGGCGTTTCCGCCGTATGTTTTCGACAGCGACAACAACCGCGGCAACGCCTAATTATGACTATATAGACATGATACAAATTAATGATTTACTAGGCACTCCGTACCGCGACCACGGCCGCGACAAATCCGGCTATGATTGCTACGGCCTCGCTATTGAGGTAGCGCGCCGCATGGGTTACAAGCTGGACGACGTATTTTACGAAAACCACGATTTGACACTTAGCGACGAGTACGCGCCAACGCTCAACGTAACACCGATAGACAAGCCGCGCGAGGGCGCGCTTATCGAAATGGAGTACGGCAGCGAGTTACATATAGGAGTATGTTTGAACGCTCACGAGTTTATACACATGACGCGCGCAGGCTGCCGAGTAAATCATATCGGAACTATGAAAGTTAGGGGGCTATATGGCATTAATACACGTATTTGACGGAATAAACGAGAAAACAACTTACACCTTTAACGGCAAGCTGCGCGACAATCTGCCGGGCATAGATTGGGAAAACGCCGTAGTATTAAAAAGCGGCTACCGTATAAACCCCGATTATGACGTACAGAAAAACGACATTATTTATGTACGTAAAACTCCGGGTACGTCGGCCGTTGTTTCTATTGTAATCGGCGTTATCGCTATTGTAGCGTGCGGCGTTTCCGTGGGCGTTTCCATATATCAGAGTAAAAAAGCACAAAAGGCACTCGAGGACGCTAACAAAAAATCGAAAGCGGCACAAGACCAAAGCGGCAAGCTGCCGTTTATTAAAGGCGCACGAAACCAGCCGGCAACCGGCCGCACTTTCCCGTATATGCTGGGTAAATCTTTAATGACACCGTATAGACTCTGCCCGGCTCACTACACCATAGCAGGCACACGCGGCAGCGAGCAATATTACAACGTCGTGCTCGAAGTCGCTTATAATAACCTCGTTTTCGATAAAATCAAAATGGGCGAAACTGTAATAAAACAGTTTACCGGCACAACTCCACAAGACGGCGTTTACTCGTTCGACGCTGGCACATATTACGACGAGCGTAATATTATCGAGATCAAGCAGACCGGCGCATTTACAAACGACGATTTTAATAAAAAAATTATTTGTACAGAACTTAGCACAGAAATACCACATAAACACGCCAGCAGCGACCCGGACGAAAACGCAAAAATCGAGGCCGAGTGGCGCGCGGGCGTCGTGCAGGAACTCCCGACAAATGCGCAGAGCGTAGAATTAATCGCGCTTTTTGACGGCTTGCAAAAGTTTACGGACTCATGGGAGCCGGACACTATAACATTGTCGCCACAATGGGCGAACGTAGACAACCCGAGCGAGAGCGATTGGCACGACTTTACAACCGGCTTTAATCAAGACGGCACATACTCAAACACATTCACATACAACACACGCCAGCAAATGCGCTTTGTAGCCCGCCAAGACTTTACCGCGGCGCAGGCTTACGGCAAGAGTATGCGTGTACGTATACGCCGATTGACTCCAAAAGAGGAAAGCAACGCGAAAGACACCGTTTATTTGCTCGCCGTACAAACAAAATGTTACGACGCAAAAAAGAGCACCTCGTCGCAGCTTGTAACGGCCGACGTACTCGAGCCACGCGAGCGCGATAAATGCGTGCGCGTAGGTTTGAGGATTGCCGCTAACATCAACACCGAGGGCAACCTCGACGCAATCAGCGTTATAGCGCAGGGCTGCGCGCGCACATGGGACGGCGAAAGCTGGAGCGAAACAAAAACACCGACAAGCAACCTTGCAGCGTGGGCGCTGGAAATCCTCACAAGCCCGCACCACAAGCCGAGCCAATACAGCGACGAGGAACTCGACCTCGACACGTTCGGCGCGTGGTATGAATATTGTGAGGAGCAAGGCTTTAAAGCCGACGGCGTAATCACTAAAAACACAAAGAAACAGACAATTATAGAAACCCTCTGCGGCAACTCTAACACCGCGCTCGTTTACAATCCTATGACCGGCTTAATTGAGGCAGCCATAGACAACGGCCGCGACTACTCCGTAGCACTTCTCAACTCTGAAAACATTATAGGCATAAGCACCGTTAAAAAGTTTGAGCGCAAAGCGACCGGTAAAAAAGTAACCTACGTAAACGGCGCGGCAGGCTACGACGTAGACTCCGTTACGTTTATGCGCGACGGCGGCGCGTATGATCCCGCAACCGATACACTCACAGAAACCGCGCTCGAGTACATCACCTCATACGAGCATGCGTTTAAATACGCGTGGCGTAAAATGGCCGAGGAAATCGCGCAGCCGCGAATAGTAACGGTACGAGCTGGGCGCGAGTCGGCTTATTATCCGCTTTATTCTCGCGTAGAGTTACAACACAAGTCTTTAAAAATCGGACTCGCCCACGGCATAATTAAGGCGCTCGTTTGGCAAAACTCGTACTTAAAACAAATCGTACTCGACGGCTCGGTTATATTCCCGGCTAACGTGGCTTGCGGCGTTATAATAAACTGTATAAGCGACAACGGCCGCGGCTTGCTCGCATTGAAAGTCGAGGGAACGGGAAAAACGGACACTCTCGACGTTATCACCACTTTACGCAATAACGCCGCCGTGCTGCCCGCTCCGGGTAATGCGTTATCGTTCGGCGAACTGGACGTAGAGGGCGAGTTTACAACAGTAACTAGCAGCATGAAAATAACAAACGCCGAGGAAACAGACGAGGGCTTTACTCTAACACTCGTAGACTACAACCCGGCGCTTTATGAATACGGCACACTCCCGGAGTATAAAACAAATATTACATCAATACCCGACAGCTCAAACAAGACAATCGCAGAGCAGCGCGACTACTTGACCGAGGGCGACGCGCAGGCAATCGCAACCGAGGCCGCGCAGGGCGTAACCGGCGATATGGTACAAGCTGCCGTTGATACAATACAAAACGGCTACCGCTTTACTAATATTTACAACGTGCGCCCCGTAACCGATACACTCGAGGAAATCGTCGCAAGGCTCGACGACGACGCGCGCAACACTTCCGCTAGTATTTCCATAAGCGAGGACGAAATCCTCTTACAAGTGCAGGACATGGAGCGCGAACTCGTCGGCCTTATCGACATACAAGCGGGCAGCGTTACGGCGCTTGTAGAGGGCGGCGGCGCTACGGGACAAATGAGCCTTACGCTTAACTTGCCGATAATGATAGACGCCACAAACCGCCAGCAGCTTATAGCAGCCTCGACCGAGGCGAAAGTAAACGCCGTTTACGGACTCGTAGAAAATACCGCTTACTACGGAATAAAGGGCAACGCCTCGAGCGCTGCCGTTAAGGCGCTATGGGACGACGCCGTAGCCGCTGGGCTCATAGCCTCACAAATTGACTTAACCGCAACACAGATTAGCATAAACGCGGAAAACGTAAAAATTGACGGCGAAACAATTATTAATAACGCCTCTAAAATAAAAGCCTCATTAATCGAAGTGGACGACTTGCTCGCCTTGAGTGTAACTGTTAAAGACAAGGGCGTTATAAAATCCGCAAACTACAACGGAACTATAGACAGCGACGGAAATATAACCGCTTACGGCTCGGCCGGCTGGGCTATCGACCACGCAGGAAAAAGCGACTTTGTAGACATAAACGCTACAAACGCAAAACTATATAACGCCGAGGTAAAAAGCCAATTCACAGTAAAGGGCGACTATATGGCAACTCCGACAGTAAACCCATATATAACAGAGCAGATATTGCGCGGCGGCGTGCGCGCTATGTTTATATGGAGCGACGGACAAGTAAAGTTTAAATCGAATAATATAGACAGCGTTACAAAACTCGACACCGGCGTATATTTGGTTAAGTTTAATGATTTTATGTTTTTATCACACGCTCACGGGTATTCTTTATATACAAGTTATACACAATCAAGTACTTGGAGCGTACCGACAGCAGCCAAGCCTAGCGGGCAAGTAGTAAAGCAATATTATAAAGTGGGTATAGTAACAAACATAGAGGAAGAATTGCAGGGCGGCTATAAAATCATTGAGAACTACACGACAACCGAGGGCTCATATAATAATAATTTAGCCGACTTTGGCACGTATGCTATGGTGTTATTTATGCTTTAATTATTTATAAATAATTTCCACCGGCACAAAATAAAATACGCTACGCTCCGCCAGCGCGCGGCCGGTTATATCCGCGCCGCCTATAAACGCGCGCAGCTTGTCTACGTCGGTTACTGTTATAAACTCGTCGCTATGATTAAACATAGTTATAACGGCATACTCGGAGATCTTGCCGCCGTTGTATACGTTGCGTTGTACATTCTTAAAATTGTATTGTTTCAACTCGCCCGCAGCGTTGCGCAGCTCCACGCCTTTAATAAACGCCCATTTATCAGAGTTATAATACATAAAAATACTTGCCATATCGTCGCCGGAGAACTCGACCTCAATACGTAGCGGCGCGGCTGGCTCCGGCTTATTACTTGCGCAGGAAATAAAAAACAGACAGAAAAATAAAAGAAAAGCGTATTTTTTCATTATGCGACCTCGCTCAAAAACTACCACGCCGCGCCGATAATTTCAATATGAGAGGACACAAAACGCCCGCCGTGGCATTTATAACCCGGCTTATTTACACCAGCGCGCGCGACGACTTCGCCGCGTTTCTCGCACATTCGCCGCTCACTTCCCACGAGCGCGAACTCGTTTTACTGTACGCAGACGGCGCGTTATACAAGGAACTCGCCGACCGCTACCACATCACGCCCGCAGCAATCTACGCGCAAAAGCGGAAAGCCTACGAAAAACTCGCTCAATATTATCTCACGAAAACGTGATTTTTTATTGTCAAGCGTTGTACAAATCTATTTATTAATTGTACGTTTCTATACACTCCCACGTAAAATATGACTTTTAATTATTCTCATAGTGTATACAAAAGTAGACTAGTAGACAGAAAACGGCGTTTCGCTCACTTTCGCTACGTTTCGCTCGTTTTCGCTCACATTCGCTCACTTTCGCTACATTTTGCTATATTTCGCTTTGTTTCGCTCGAAGTCGCTCAATTTCGCTCTTCTGAATAGAATAGAAATGAAATGAAATGAATAGAAATGAATAGGAGTGAATTATATATAGCGTTTACACGCTGCGCTAAAGCGCCCACCCGCGCCCTAGATTTGGACTAAAAACAGACTACGCGCTCACCTCTTTAGCGTAGG